AAATTTAATCCTTTTACATCTGCTAAGTTAGGAAATGCAACATATTTTATATTACCTTCCATATCTAATACTTTAGCTGTAAATTTAAAAGGTTTTGCAAATGTATCTGTTCCATAAGCATACACTCCAGTTTTTAATCCTTCATTGCTTAATCCAGTTATTCCTCGTAATGCTGGTATTTTAGCATGTCCTGTTAATGTAACAGCTAAATCAGTTATTCTTTTTATTTTTTTAACTACTGCACCTTCACATTTTTTTACAACTTCTTCTGTATTAGATGTTCCATCCATTGTTCCAATACATCCAAATCCTATAGCTTCTGCTCCTTCAAATTGAATTGAACCTTCTACGATTTTATAATCTTCAAATTCTTCAACTTTTTTAACCATTGTTTATTTCCTCCTCTATTTTTTTATTTATATGTTCTAGCAGTCCTTTCTTTATATTTTCTGTTTCAGTTTCTAAAGCTTTATTGAAAAACTCTTGACTTCTAGATTGATGCTTTCCTCGACCTTCGTCTGGAAATATTAAATAGCCAAAATCTTTTGACTTCGGCTTTAATTTTGTTTGTACTTTTATTCCTAAATTGAAACTAATTTTATCTAATGATTCTACATCCTTTGCATGACTTTTGGGGCTATTTTTATAGTTTGATTTATTTCTATTAGAACGTGGTAAATTTTGCATTACCCTTTTTTTAAGTATATCGCCTGCAGTATTCCAGAAATAATTATTCATTTCATATTCTGCTTTTTTAGGTAATAATTTAAGTTTTTCTTGTAATATTTCAATATCTTTACTTTCTAAAGAATAAAATGCTTCGTTATATGTCATAACTAACCTTTCTCAGGTCTTTCAAATGTAAATGTATTCATATCAAGCCAATCATTAGTATTAGCTAATTGAATTTCATCGTTTTCCATACCTATAAAATTAAGACCTAATCCTTTAATTTTGTTTATTATTTCATAATCAGAAATTTTCTGTTCTCCTTCATATACATAAGCAATATAAATTTGCCTTACATATTTACCACACCCACTATTTCTTAAACGTCCTCTACGAAAGATAAAATAATGATAACTACCATTTAACTCATTTTCATATATTCTTTTATTTCCAATTGGTAATCTAAATTCTTCTAATTTTTCAATTATTTTTTCGTCTGTCATTATTCAACACCATCTTTCTTATTAGAAACTTTTTGCAAATATAAATAAATATTTTTTCTATCATCTGTATCTCTTTTTTTTACCTCATATATATCATCGCTATCATTTAATTTAACTTTAATATTTTGTGGTAATGGAGATAATGGCATTCTTATTTTCTTGTCAATTGTATATCCTAATGAATCAGCTTCTATATTGTCATTATCTCTTATATTTACATATGAGAAGTTTCTTTTACCTTTTATTTCAATTGACTCACCTATTTTTTCTTTCTTAGCATTTTTTAATACTTTTATGCTACCAAAATATAAAATCCCATCATTATATGTTTCGTGGTAATTTTTATTTATTCTTGTAAAATTAGTCCTTTCCATATTTAACCTCTAATTTTAATATTCTTTCTAAATTATTTGCAATGAAAAATTCTTCACTTTTATTCCATGCATATCTTACATATGTTCTTAATAGCCCTCTTGCTTCATTATCAATATCAAAATTAATAACTTTAGTATGTGAAGGGTCTACATCATTTTGTATAACCTCCATACCGTCTTTAATATATTGCATTAGTATTTCATTTGTATCGTTGTCATCCCACGTTATTTGTAAATCTTTTCTTATTTCATCTAGGAAATTATTACTTACAGTAGTGTCTTCATATGTCATTTAATATCACATCCTTATTATTCTTCAACTGGAACTTCTGAAATGTCTAAATATTCAAATGAATTATTATCTACTGCTTCACCGTTTGCATATAGCTTTGTTAGATATACTCTTTCGTCATCTAAAAATCTAAAATCATCAGAATATTCTATTTTTTTGTTCATTCCCATATTTAAATCGTATTTTTCTGCTAAACCTATAATAGCTTTTCCTTGAGCTACTGTTGATTCTTGAATAATATCTACAGGTAATGGGAATTGATTTGATATATATTGTCCTAAAGCATTTTTTGTTGTAGTTAATACAAATACTTTAGTCCAATAATCGATAGGATTTACAACCAATGTTACTCTATTAACCACTCTTTTTCCTTCATTAGTTAATTTAGCAATTATTTTTCCTAATGTTTTTGGCTCAAAGTCTTTTACTTTAACAGCTGTTTTTTGTGGCACAGGTTGTCCTGGCGTCCTAGCTGCTTCTAGGTCTCTATCCATTCCTAAAGGTTGGTTTACACCTGTTCCTGAAACTATAGCAGAAACTAAACCTTTCTTAATGCTTTCAGTTAATATAGTTCTTATATATCCTTCTAGCCATGCTGGACCTAAAACTAGGTAAGCTTTACAAATTGGTAAGAAAGCACTTAATTTATAAAGTGTAGTAGACTCTTTCTTAAATCCTGCTTCTAGTTCTTTTCTTATTTCTTCACATAGAGGTCCCCACCAAGCTGACTCTATATCGCCTGTTCTTTTTATTGTTTCAGTAACACCTGTTACATTTGTTATTCTTATTTTACTTAATGGATGTGACTCTTCTAATTCATCAAATACTCTATTTATTGTTGTAGTTGGCATTGTAACATCTAAATCTGTTAATGCTTGTTTTACATTTTGTTCTTTCATTGCTTCTGCAACTTTTTGGAAATATTTGATTTCCTCAGATGTTAATTGTTTAACACCCCTATTTGTTAATATAATTGTGTCATCATTATATTTAGCTTGTTCTTTTGTTACTTTTTGAGCTACTTCTTCTGCAACAATTTCCATCCATAATTGCATTACTTCTGCTTGTTCTTCTGTGTTTCCTTCTGTTATAGCTTTTAAAGCTTGTTCCTTTATTTCATCTTTGTTTAAATTTTTAATACTCATAATTATTTTTCCTCTCTTTCATTTTTTAAAATTCCATTAAAAAAAGATTCAAACATATTAGTTTTTGAATCTTTCTTTTCTTCATTAAATAAACCTTTTAACTCTTTTTTTTGATTTCCATTTAAAAATCCTTCGAGTGTTATACTTACGCTCTTTTCCATTTTTTCTGTAATTTTATTTAATGCTTTTTCTACTATTTGTTCTACATCTTCTACAGAACTTTCTTTAGATTTTTGCTTAATTTGCATTTTTAAATCTTGATTTTCTTTTACTAGGTCCATTATGTTTTTACTTCCCGACTGCTCTATTTCATCTGAAATTGGTAACAATTCGTCGGCAAATCCCATATCTAAGCATTCTTGAGCAGTTAGCCAAGTTTCATTGTCTAGTAATTCTTTTAACTCTTCTTCAGTTATATTAACTTTAGACATATAAGATTCTATTGATGATTGCATAATTTTATCTAAATCATCAGCTGTTTTTCTTAAATCTTTAGCATTGCCAGAAGCATATGTCCAGCAATTATGTATCATCATCATAGTATTGTTAGGCATATAAACTTTATCTCCTGCCATAGCTATTACACTTGCTATACTACAAGCAAATCCATCTACATATACATTTACTGTTGCTTGATGTTGTTTTAATAAATTAAATATTGCTATTCCTTCAATTACATCACCACCCAACGAATTAATATGTAAATTTATTTCTGTAATATTTCCAAATTCTAATAATTTGTCTTTAAGTGTCTTTGCCGAATTACTATCTTCATCCCACCAACTGTCATAAATATCTCCATATAAATATATGTCAATACTATTTTCAGCTAGTTGTTTGATTTTGTTTATTATTTTCTTCATATAATTCCTCACCTCCTTCAACTGATGTATAATTTTTAGTTACATAAGATTTATTAGCCCATTCTTCATTTAATTTTTCTTCTCCTAATTTATCTAATAAAACATTATGTGAAAAACCAATTCTAAATGCTTTGTCTATAGAGTCTGAATGTTTTAGCCAATTTATAAATTCTGTTGTTACTAAATCAGCTTTTATATATGAACCATTTAAAACTTGCATTTTAGAATATAGTTTTTTATTAATTTCAGAAGTAAACATTACTGCAAATGGTTTAAATGCGTGTGTCATATATATTTTTTCTTGTTCGTCTAATTCGTTTTTATTTCCATATAATAAATCTATTGGAATATTAAATATCATTGCTATTTTTTCAAATATTTCTTTTCCACCATCTGTTAAATCAGAAATTGCATCATTTTGTTTAGATGATTTTTCATCTAAGTTACTTAATTTAAAACCTTTTGGTAAAGTTAAAACATTTCTATTTCCTTCTACAAAAGGTTTTATTAAGTTGTTTATTATTGTTTGTGTGCTATTATCTTCCCCATCCCTCAACGTAGATGATGTGTCCATTTCTACAATTATTTTTCTAAATTTATTTCTTACATATGCATTTTCAAATGCTGTTAAAATTCTTGAATAATTATTATTTATACTATTTATTAATCCTTTTATTTTTTCGTTATTTAATGAAAAATACAAAACATCATCCATATAAAAAGTATCGTTTAATGGGTATTCATCTAATATAACTTCATCAAACCAATATCCTTTTAACGCTAATTTATGTTTTTTAAAACTATCTGCAATAAATAAATTTCCATTTAATTCAAATAATAAAACTTCTTGATTTCTTATTAATTTATTTACAAATTTATAATAAAAATCATATTTATTTTGATTTATGTTTGGTGATATGTTTAATTTATAATATAAATTGCCTTCCGCTTCTGCATGGTTCTTATATGTCCTAAATTTTGTTGAAATAAAAGAACCTGCTAAAAGTGATA